TCGTGCCCATGGAGTCATAGTCCACCTGAGTCGATCAGCTTCATGATGAGGAGGATCTTACCGGAGGTGAGGAGCTTTGTCACCTGATTCAAGTGGCGCTGGGGTAGGACGTTGGAGGCGCCGAGTCAGATTTGTCGGTGGTCCGCGTCATCCTGTTGAGCAAAGGAGGCTCGAAGACATGGGCTGGGACACGCCGGACGACTGGAACCGCTACTACACGCGCTGCCCGCGCTGCAACACGCGCTACCACGCCTCCGAGGGCGGCTGCGGCTGCACCGAGGATCTGGACCTCTGCGCCGGCCCCTGCGCCGAGTACCACCAGCCCGAGTCGCTCACCACGACGGCCGCCTCTGGCGTCGAGCAGCACCTCTGCGAGGACTGCCTGGTCTGCGACATCTGCCAGGCGCCGGCCACGGCCTGGGACACCGAAGCCTGCCTCTGGATCTGCACCGAGTGCGCCACGAAGTACGCGGCCGAGGACGCCGCGAACGGGCTCCCGCCCGCCACCTTGAACCCGATCGAAGCTGAGGTCACCGCATGAGCCGTCCCGCCCCAATCTGCGCTTCCTGCGCCCAGGAAATGCGCTGCAAGAAGAACGACTTTCCCGTGAAGGACAAGGCGTCAGGCTCGTTCCCCTCGACCGTCTGGCTGGGGGACCTGTTCAAGTGCCCGTCCTGCGGGACGGAGATCGTGGTCGGCTTCGGCAAGGGTCAGCCCGGCCCCGAAGCGGACCCCCGCGACCTGGCCTTCGCCCAGGAGTTCAGCCGATGAGCCAGCCCATGAACCAGATGACGATCGTGAACCGCGACTGCACCGTCTGCGTCACGACGGAGGACGAGGTCGGCGCGGTCCTCAAGGACAAGAATGGCGTCGTGGCCTGCGAGGGCTGCCGCCGGGCAGGCAAGGCGTGAGCACCGACGTCTTCGCCAACTACTTCGTGCTCCGGCGCACGGACACGCACACGCAGAACGTCCAGTACCTCTACGCCTACGTGAGCGGCAGCGCGCAGCACGAGAAGCCGCTCTCGCTCCAATCGTGGGAGAAGCCGGCTTACTACGTCGGCGACGGACCCGTCTGGTTCCCGACGCTGAGCGAAGCGAAGAAGCGCCTCAAGGTGAAGAAGGTCACGGCGGACGCTCGCTTCACGCACATCCGGTGGGACATCGTGGAGGTCACGCTGGTGCGCCACACCAAGGTCGTCCACACGACGGTGGAAGACGTTGTGTCGAAGCTCGGGCTTCTCGCCGAAGGGCTGTCAGAAACGAACGAGCCGCGCGTCAGTCTGGTGAAGGAGGTCGCATGACCTGGATGATCGAGAACGGACGGCAGATCGGACCAGGCGAGGCTCTCAGCCCCGTCTACGGGCGCTCGGACCTACGCGCTGGAATGCGCGTGCAGGTCGTGCGCGACCACAACCGCGCGCCCGCACAAGCGGTGATCGAGCGTGTCCACACGGTGTCCACGAACGGGCAGCGCGGCACCGTCTACCGCAACCTCTGCACGAGCGACGACGGCGAGGAGGTCACCGACGCCTGCTACACGTTCCGCGACGCTTGCATTCACGTTCGATACCGGAACGGCGTCCGCGCGGTCACGGACTGCATCGCCTTCGTGCGTCCGCTCGACAGCGCCGTTGATCAGCTGGCCAGAATCGCGGGCGCATAATGGGGATGTCAGGCCCGGAGATCCGACGGATCAGGAGCGAGCTTGGGCTGATCCCGGGTGAGCCGTGTACGGCGGGCGCGTTCTACACGCTCCCGTCCGCCTGGCTGCGCGAGATCCTTCATGAAAGCGCGCACCTCAACAAGGAGATGCACAAGTTCTACGAGCGAGCCAGCGACCTGTCGAAGCGGGTGCTCGAACTGGAGGCCCACATTCGAGAGCTAGAGGCGTTCCCGTTGAAGGAAGATCAGCGCTGACGACGCTCTCGGAGTTCTTAGAACTGACCCGAGCGAGGATTCGACGGGATCGAGTTGACCGGGAAGGGCGGGATCGGCGCGGGCACGATCGAGAAGCGGTGGACGTCGAGCACCATCGACTCGATCAGCACCTCGCTCGACGAAGCGTCCATGCCGGACGTCGGCGTCCACGACACCGGCAGGCAGTCGTGCATCATGAGCACGCGCCACGGGATCAGCTTGTCGTTCTTGAGGTTGATCACCAGGAAGCTGCGGCGTGGGCTAAATCGGCCGTAGATCGCCTGGTGGAAGTAGATGTACATGTCGATGTTCCACGGATAGAGCGCGCACTCCAGCGTGACTTCACCCGAGTCCACGAACCCCGAAGGGACCTTGTGGATGAAGGGCCAGTTGCCCTCCTTGATCTCCTTCAGGTCCAGACCGATCGTGGGGATCTCCAGCGACTTGAGGCCGATGAAGGATCCGGCACCGATCGCGTCCTGGATCGCCTTGACGAAGAAGACGACGGGGACGCCCCCAGCGACCGGGACGTCGAGCAGCGCGAAGTTGTGCGCCAGCAGTGGATCGGTGGTGAAGGAGCGCGCCATGAGGGGATTCTACCGGAGGGTGAGGATGATCGCCCCGATGATCGCCCAGACGGCCGCGCTGAACACGATCGCGAAGCAGCAGCCGCGTCGGCGGTCTACTGCTTCAGGCCCACTGGCTAGTAAGAGTCGTCTCGCGCCGCGTCCATACCGTCGGCGTAGGTGCCGGCCTTCTTGGAGCAGTCGCGCAGGCACTCGATGAGCGCCTTGTGCTTGTCCGCCAGCCCCTTGTGCTCCTTGTAGCCCTTCCGGTCCTTCCACGAGCGCTCGCACGTCGTGGCCGCGTCCTCCAGGGCGTACTGGAGGTCTCGGTGGTTCACGTAGCGGCTGACGTGCATCCCGCCCATCATCTCGGACAGGACGTCGGTGTCCTCGGTCAGACCGAGGATCTCCGCCTCCGTGGGCTCGCGTGCCTCCGTCTGGGCCTGGGCCTGGGCCACGGCGGGGTCGCCAGCGGGGGCCTCCTCAGTCTGCGTGTTCAACCGGTCGAGCAAGCTCATGGTGTTCTCCGTGTGATCGTCGGTCGCGTCAGCCTACTACGGCGACGGGACGATTTCGATCTCAAGCTCCTCGACCGCGATCGTCAACTCCTGGAGGGCGACCTCGGAGCCGGTGGCGTCCTTGTCGGCCATGGGCTTGACGTCCGTGGGCCAGACCTCGCGCAAGCGCATGATCCGGCTGGGAGCGCCGTTGATCCCGAACTCGTCGGTGATGTGGTACTCCATGATCATCATGTCGGTCCGGTAGGACTCGACACCGCCGTTGATCACGCGGAGGACCCAGGCGAAGAAGTCCGACTCTCGCCGGACCGTGCCCTTCATCAGCTGGACCTCACCAACCGTCTGAACGCCGGGATACTTCCGGGTCCACCGGAAGATACCTTCACGGTATTCGGCCGGTTCGACGGTGATGTTGGGGGTTGTGACCTGAGTGAACCCCGCGACTAGGTCGAGGTTGCCACCTCCAGGATCCACGACGTGGAACCGGAAGTTCAGGTAGGGGTCAGTGCTTGCTGCGCGAGCCATGTCCTACTCCTACGCCTGGATCGTCTGCCCGACGGGCTGCTGGAGGGTGAAGGTGATGAACTCCGCAGGCGTGTTCGGCGAGAAGCCGATGTCGATGATGACCTTGCCTTCGGAGACCGTGGAGGAGTTGTTGTTCGTCGCGTTGCACTTGACGAAGAACGCTTCCGGCTCGGTCTCACCCTGGAAGAAACCGAGGCGGAACAGCGAACCCATGAACCCGCGCAAGGCGGTCTCGATCCGCACCCAGAGGGGCGGGCCGTTGTTCTCGAAGACCGCCCACTGGAGGTTCCGGGAGATCGCGTCCATGAGGAAGTTGTGGAGCAGGCGCGCGTTGACGTAGCGCCAGCGCTTGTTCTTCGACAGCCCGCGCACGCCCCAGACCGCGAGTCCGGTCGCGTCCGACTGGATGATCGGGTTGATCCGGCTCTGGTAGAGGGCGTCGCGGTCAGCCAACTCCAGCTTGAACTCGGCGCCCACGGTGCCCACGCCGTCGAGCGCACCGTCTGCGATACCGCCGGGTGCCTTGCCCACGTTCTGGTTGTTGGCCGTCTTGCTGTAGACGCCAGCCACGAATGGCGTGATCGGCAGCAACTCGACCGTGTCGTTGAGCGGGTTCACGAAGTAGATGTTGGGGTAGTAGAGCGCCCCGATCTTCTCGTCCCACGCCTGCGTGACCAGGTTGTACTGGATCGCCTCGTCGCGGCTCGTGCCGTTGGCGAAGCCCATGATCAGGTAGCGGCTGTCCGCGCGAGCGCGGGCGAACTGCACCATGTCGAACTGGACGAACTCCGAGCCCTCGAAGTCGGGGACGACGACGTTCAGCGGCTCCTCGACCTTGTCCAGGGCGTAGATGCCGCGCTTGCTGGCCTCCAGGGCAGCCGCGCTGATGTCGTTGCGGCCCACGGCCGAACCGTTCAGACCACCGGCGAGCGGGAAGTCCAGGAAGGACGACAGCTTGTAGTAGTTGCCCAGGATCGGCGTGCCAGCCACCGGCGCGCTGTCCCAGGTGATGTCCCAGGCGCCAGTCGTGTAGTTGATCGTGTTCGCCCCGGCGGCGTCCACGTCACCGATCAACTGACCGAGGCCGTTGTCGGTCGCGACCTGACCCGTCTGGTAGTCCGCGTCAACGGTTGAGCCGATCCACGGAGCCGAGTCAAACTCGACCGAGACTGCGCCGGTCGTGAAGTCGGTCGTGTTCGTGAAGGTGACGCCAGGGGCGCCGACGTTGCCCGTCAGAACACCAGCCACGCTGCTCTCGACAATGCCGAGCGGTGAGTAGGTGATGAAGAAGCTGGTGGCAGCAAGCGGAACGGTGTCCGTCTCAAGCGCGATCAGACCGTTCGACACCGGAGTGGTGAGGCTGTCAGCGAGGTCAATGGTTCCCCCACCGCCCCCGAGCGCGCCAGCCAGGGCCACGCCCTGCGCCAGGTTGTCCGCGCTGGCCGCCTTGGTGATCACGCCCGAGATTGCGTAGGTCGCCACCACCGCCGAAGCGTTGGTGAGAGCCGACGTGATACCGGTCATGGCGCCAGTGGCGTAGTCGATCGTTCCGCCAGCGGCGAGGATCGTGCCGTTGGAACCG